ATGAAGAACGGTATAGAATTTGAATGGGTCTTAAGGGATGTCCATCTGATGGACTATCTGACTAAAAAAAGGACTGCTAATTTTTCAGCAGTCCCTTTGATTAAAAAAGTATAAATATTGTATCAGATTATCAGAAAAAACGAAACATAAAAAAATAGCCTATTGCCGTAGGCTATTTGATAACTAACTATGTGATTACTGATATATTATCATTTTTATTTATAAAAAACAAATAATTTTTTTAACATTTCAATAAAAAATATTTGACTTTTTGATACTTTTAAGGTATTATTATATTGCAGATAGGAAACTATGCTGTATATCTGTGTCACTGAATGAAAGTTTAAGCGTTATGTAAGAACGCCAGCCACAGAGCCACCATCCAGGTGGTATTTTTTTTGAAAGGATTACCTTATGGATATATTCGTTTATTCTGATGAATCAGGTGTATTTGATGTTAAAAATAATCGCTATTACGTATATGGTGGTGTCATTTTTCTAAGCAAGAATGACAAAGAAATAGCTAACAGAAAATACCGAAATATTGAAAAAGTTTTTAAAAGCAATAATGAAACCCTAATAAATAAAGAATTAAAAGCTAATATATTAACAGGAGAACAAAAATATAAGATAATAAAGGCACACAACAATATATTGAAATTTGCCATAATTATTGACCAAAATAAGATACATCAAAAAATCTTTGCAGACAAGAAAGATAAACAGAGATATTTGGATTATGCTTATAAAATAGGACTTAAAGACTGTTTTAAAAGATTAATAGCTGAAAAAAAGATAAATAAATATGATGTGGAAAATTTATATATTTTTGTTGATGAACATACTACGGCAAGTAATGGAAAATATGACTTTAAAGAAGGATTGTTACAGGAATTTAAAAGAGGTACATTTAATCAGGAATTTAATATATTCTACGAACCTATATTTAAAAACTTGAAAATATTGGAAGTTACACATTGCAAATCTGAAAAAATACCAATGATTAGACTGGCAGATATAACGGCAAACTATGTATATACTGGATTAGTAAAAAATCTAGATATGTCTAAGATAGAAAAGAGAATATATATTAAATATCTACCATATAAATTTTAAAAGAGGGCCTATACCTCTTTTTTTTTATATTTCTTATAAGCTGAAAATAGTTTAAGCTAAAATTTCAGTAGCAGGTATTATCACTAATTAGAGATATTTTCCGCTACTGGAGAAAAAGAAATACTTCAGCTAACACATCATAACTATATCAAAAATACGCCGTAGAATACTCTATAATCAATTTGAATAAAGCAGATAGTAAAACATATCAGGAATGAAAATAAATAGGATTATAGAAATATATTGGGATATTACCCTGTGATTGATGTATAACCCAAAATAAGACATACTCATACAATTTTTTAAAAGGTACTTTGAGGGATTTTTTAAAGTCTGAGGGTCTGGCGAGTCTCGGAAAACATTTAGATACAAGTTTTTTTTTAAGTTCATTTCCGTTCCGTTTTTTTAGATTGAATATTATTAGATTCTAATAATTACAACGATTAGATTAATTCTATCAGAAATAAAAAACGGACTAGTAATATTATTACGAATGAATAAATTAAAAAATAGCCGTCTAATATGCCTTAAATTCAATTTGAAATGATTAGACAGGGTTTTTATACCAAAAACTGAAATAAATCAAAATTTGGGGCAATTATGAGCTTCAGAATTGAAATAGAATGATAATTTTATCATCATATATTAACCCAACACAAAAATGTGGACAGATAAAAACAAGTTATCCAGGATAATAAAAAAATAGGCCCTATAAAAGCCTATTGATACCCCTAAGGGTATGAGGTCTGAATGGTTAAAATAAATTGTAACTGATTAAAATAAAAATCAGTACAGCTATTACTTTAAGCATAACAGTACCTCCTCGTAAATGATATGTGGCTTTGTGAAGCCGATAAGATTATAACAAAAAAGACTGGAAAAATCCAGCCAGTTTTGTCACAAATTTTATATCATTTACAAGTTCCCTTTGAGGGCCTACCTTAAGGTAATTTCATTATATCAGATTATTGTATTTTATGCAAATCTATTTTTAGCCGAGCACATTTTTGTGCTGGGGTTATTATTATACTTTGGTTTCACTAAAATGTGAGAGCAATAAGTTAATGCCTAATGACATCCACTAGAACGACCCCGCAGGGCATAACCAAAAGGTACCCCCTTAAAGATAACATATAATCAGTTATATTTATTCGTTTTCAGCTAATTCAACATAATTTTTAAAATCAAAAATAACATTTTGATATAGTAAATCGAATATTTTCAAAAGTTTTTCAACACTTAAATTTTTAATAAAATCTATTTTATTATTTTGAATTTGAAAAAAATGTTTTTCTTCTTCATTCATAAAAGGCGAAATCTCAAAATTAGTATATAGAATAATTTCGAGCAAAGCCCTTTGAACACCATTCAATTTTAAACCTTCAAAATGAAGTATATATGCCATTATCTCTTTTATTTTATAATCTATATCAAGGGTATCTTTAAAAGCTTTATTGAGATATTGTTCCCACTCTATTTCACTTTTTTTGATTTCTTCATTTTCATTTATAAACGTAGAAAAAGGCACACCAAAAAAATTCCAAATTTTAATTAAATTTTCTTTGTTTGGCGTGCTTGTTCCTTGTTCGTATTTTGAATATGTAGACAAAGAAACATTAAGTTTTTTTGCCATTTCTTTTTGTAAAAGTCCTTTTTCTAATCTTAAATTTCTCAATATATCTTTAAAATTATCTTTTAAAATGAAATTCATAAAATCACCTTTTCATTACTAATTATAATTATATTATCACAATTTACTTTAAAAATAAATAAAAATTATTGACAAGTAACTTACTTGTGTGTTATATTAAGTTATATCAACAAGTAAATTACTTGTTATTAAGAAGAAAGGAGTGAAAAGTGTTATACATCTATCACAATATTAATCATGAGGAAAACACACAAATGAAAGGGAAAAAAACATGAAAAATTATGAAGTAAGCTTCTTATATCTATTTTTATTAACAATAGCATTAATAATCAATAATAGCGTGTTATATGACTATACAGTGGTCAAAATAGTACTAGGTATGATGTATTTATTATTTATAATCAAATGTAGATTGGTATATTTGGAGCTGGAAAAATCAGAAAAAAGAAGGGGAGAAAAAAATGATTAATAAGCAATTATTAAAATCTAAAATGATATTAAGAGAAATAACACAACCACAAATAGCAAAGAAACTGGGATTATCAATAACAAGCATTAATCAAAAAATTAATGGAAATATCATTTTTAAGCCTAAAGAAATTAAAGAGATAAGAAAATTATTAGATTTAAGTAATGATGAAACAGTAGAAATATTTTTAAGTTAGGAGTGAAAAGAATGGACAGCAAGACAAGAGAAGAGATTTTAGGCGAAAAGGCAGATGAAATAAGGGAAGAAATATGGGGAAACTTAAGAGATACGGAACGTAAAAGCCGTGAACTTATTGAAAATGGAAAAATCAAGAGTAAAATAGCTGAATTACTTGCTATTATACATATTGAAACTGATAAAACAATACAAAATCAAGAAGAAATAAAAAAAGTATATAAAGAAAATATTGAAGAAATGGAAATATTTAGTATTATATGCGATTGTGTTGCAGCTTTAGAAATATTTCATGAAGAGGAAAAGATAATAAATGAAATATTAAAAAAATTAAATTAAGGAGTGAAATAATATGAATGAAATGTATAAAGAAGCAGTTGAAACAATAGAGGAAAACTTAATGACAGTATTTGATACTAATTTTAATCAGAAGCATAAAGAGAAACTGGACTGTATATTTGAAAAATTAAAAGAAAGTCCTGAAATAAGTGATAAACTAACTGAAATAATATCTGAACTTGAATGGACATTTTATAACCATGGAAGGGCGACTGAAAAACTAATAGGGGGACTGGAGTGATAAGGACATGGAAGCGTTAGCAAATAAAGAAACTGTTACAAGTCTTGAGCTGCTAGAACAAATAAATATTTTCAGGAAGCAAGAGAGAAAAAGTAAATTAGAACACTATCAGATTTTAAGAAAAATAAGAGATGAATTTACTGCCGACAAAATAATCGTGAGTAAATACAAAGATGAAACAGGAAAAGAAAATGACATGTATATATTAACATTTAATCAGTCAAGGCAATTAGCAACAAGGGAAAGTAAGAAAGTAAGGACAGCCATATTTGAATACATAGAAAAGCTGGAAAATGCAATAATAAAACTACAGGAGCAGAAAAGAAATGAGGCCCGACTGCTTGGTAAGATAACAAGAAAACTTGAAACAGATAGTATAAAGGGCCTTATGATTTATGGAAAGATTGAACCATGCAACCAGTGGAAGTATTACAAGCATTATACCGATCTGATTTATTCGGTAATGGGATATAATCCTAAAAACAAGCCGAGAAGGGAAGAAATGACACAAAGCGAACTTATAATACTAGATAAGCTTGAAAGTGTTGTAAATATGGAAATAAATAACAATATAGCTTTAAGAATTCCATTTATAATGATTTATCAGAATGTTAAGGATAAAGTGGACGAAGTTTATAGGGGAATGCGGAAGCTTTTTATACTGGAACAAAAGAACAATAATAATTTAATGTTGCAATAAAAAGAGAGGTTAAAAAATGGGTAAAAAATTGAACATATCAAAGGCAATACGGGAAAAATGTTTAGATTGTTGTTGTCAGGATAATAAAGAAGTTAGGCGATGTAGTGCTATTGATTGCCCTTTACACCCTTTTAGAATGGGTACTGAAAGCAAGACAAAGGAAACAAATATGAAGGAAAAAATAGAAGTTACATACTAAAAATAGACAATATATCAAAATACGCTTTTAAATACCCTAAATTTTAATTTCTTTTATTTAGACAGTGATTTATACCAAAAAATGAAATAAATCAAAATTTGGGGCAATTATGAGCTTCAGAATTGAAATGAGAGATAAAGTTATAACCTAATTTTGAAAGGAAGGAAAAAATGACAGAATTGCAAAAACAAACCAAAGAACTGAAAGAAAAAATATTGAATCATAGAAATTATAATGACGGAAATAATAAAAAAAACGCTGATACTGTAATTGAAATAATTGAAAAATATCCAGATAAAGATGGAACTGGGATATTAAAAATTTTATTAGATATTTTTGACAGTTACTAAGTCATTACTGAAAAGGAAGGATTAAAAAATGGATAATAAGACAAAAGAAATTGAATTTTTAGGATATGATGACTTTGAAAAAATAGAAGAGCTGGAGTTTCATAAACTACCCATAACGATTTATAAACTTTTAAACCCCTATGAAATCATAGTATTTACATTTTTATTGAACCGTTGGAAGCTATCAAGGTTTAAAAATTGGGTAGATGAAAATAATAATGTTTATTTACTAGGAGCAATAAACAGCCTGTCTGATGAAATGGGAATTGACAGAAAAACATTAATAAGTGTATTAAACAGACTTGAAAAGAAAGAATATATTAAAGTTACAAGGAAAAGAGCAAGAGGAAACGTATATTATTTGACTGATAAAATTTTGAAGGCTATAAAAAATGAAACTGAAAAATAGAATTAATCTTAAATTTCATAAGTCCCAAAGTAGGTACTTTTAAAGTCCCTAAACTGGTACATTAAAAGTACCAAAGTTGGTACACTATTAAGATAGATATATTAAGATAGAAAAAGTAAGATTGAAATAGTTAGATAGATACAAAAATTTTTAAAAAAATTTTGCCTTTTTTTGTCTCTTTAATTATACTACATGATTAAATAAAATTCAAAAGGATAAATTATGAAAAAATATAAGAACAGAAATTCGATAAGAAACAGAATCTATAAATCAATCACGGAACAGATAAACGACAGCATAAGAAACCTATATGAATATCTAGACATAGAAGACTATTACAGCAATAATCTTAAATATGACTGGAAAGATGACAGCATACAGAAAATAATAAATGCTAGAATGAAAGAAGGTTATACTGTCTATAGTTTTAAAAAAGTAATTCAAAAAGCAGTTGAGGACTATATGGAAAATGGAATAATAGATCCAGAACCATATGAGTTTTTAAACCCATGTAAAATATTCAATAAATATCATTATTTTAAATATTTGTAAGTAACTAAAAAAATAACCAGAATGCAACCATTTAAAATAATTATTTAAAGCTTCAAATCTTTGATAATACAGAGGTTATATAAAGATTGCAACCAAAAACAATTGGCCGAAAATGGAAAGATAATATCAATATGTTTGAAAATAGTTAGTACTAGGAAGGGGAACAAATGGAAGGAAAAAAGAAGGGTAAATATAGACCAAACTACAAAGAGATGTCAAAAATAGACCAAATAAGGCAACCACAGGAGTATATACATAAGTACAAAAAATTTGATACAAAAGATAATTATTTATATTACACACTGGTAACAAGCATATTAGGGAAAGTTATATACGAACTTAAAAAGTCAATGAGGGAAGTAAAAGGCTTTGAATTTTATGACGCTGAAGAATATGAGAACATAGCATTTGAAAGCACACTGGCTGACATGGTAACAGAAAATATGGAATTACAGGATAAAATTTATAGGGCTATTGAAACAGAGTGTATAAAACAGGCAAAAGAATTTCTATTGAAAGATTTAGAAGAGTAAGGGAGTGGAAGCATATGAAAGATGTAATATTGTGTGACTATGGAAAAAGCTATTTAACAGGCTGCTATTTCATAAATTTACTGGATTATACAACAGATGAAGAAATAGAGGATATAAAGACATTTAAAACTGAAAATGAGATGATGAGATATATCAGAGAAAATAATTTAATAAACGGATCAGATAAATGATGTTGGAAGGAGAAACTAAAAATGGATATAAATAAATTAAAAGGCAAGATAAGAGAAAAAGGGCTGACATATAAAATACTGGCCCAAAAGATAGGGATAGGTTTAACATCAATGAATTATAAAATTAATGGAAAGAATTTATTTAATCAGGAAGAAATGAAGAAACTGAAGGAAGCTTTAAGACTAACAGATAATGAAACAATAGACATATTTTTTTCATAAGGTGGCAGGATATGGAAATATTAATTGAAAATATAATGATAAAATAAAAGAGGGGCCTTAAAAAAAGCCCTTCCACTCACAAATTTATTTTATCATATCCAGGGATAAAATGGAAGTGATAAACATGAAAAGGGCTAACGGAAAAGGAAGCATTGAAAAAGTAAAAGGGAACTTAAGAAAGCCCTACAGGGTCAGGCTGACTAAATACAAGGATGGAAAAAGGGAAAGAATAAGTTTAGGCTATTTTTCGACTTTAAAAGAGGCCTATAAGACATTGGAAGAATATCTTATAAGCCCTTATGACCTTGAAATATCCATGATGACATTTAAAGACCTTTACGAAGTATTTTACAAAATGAAAAAGGATCGTGTAGCAGAAGAAACATTGAAAGGTTACAGGCATACATTCAAAAGGTGTAAGGAACTTCATAACATCTTATTTAAGGATATAACAACTCCACAGCTTCAGTATTTAATAGATACACTTAATAAGGCTGATGGAAAAAAGGCTTCTATAGGAACTATGAAACAGACAAAAAGATTTCTGACAGCAATATATAACTTCGCCATAAAGATGGAATATATAACCATAAACAGGGCTAAGAATATTGATATTATGAAAGAATCTGAAAAGGAAAATAGGACTAGTATATTTACTAATATTGAAATAAAAAAATTATGGGATAATATAAATAATTTTGACTGGGTTGATGTTATATTGATAATGATACATACAGGCTACAGAATTGAGGAAATAGTAAGAATAAAAAAGGAAAATGTAGATTTTATCAATGGAATAATCAGAGGGGGAAACAAGACCGAAAAAGGGAAACATAAAATAATCCCTATCCATAAGGATATAATGGAACTGATACAGAAAAGATATAGTGACAGCAATACAGATTATCTGATTGATAATAGAAACTGGGTTATAAAAAAGAGGGGAGAAGAGAACAAACCTTTAAGAAAAAACTATTTAAGAGAAAAGTTTTATGATGTCATGGAAGCGTTGGGAATGAGCCATAGGCCCCACGATACAAGGAGAACATTTGCAACCATATTATCAAAGCTGGGAGCTTCAGAGAGTGTAATAACTGACCTTATGGGACATACAAGCTTCAAGACAACAGAAAAGCATTACATACAGAACGACATAGAAACTTTAAAGGAAGCTATAGGACAGATTGAAAAAATAAACTAAAATTTGACTGTACAGAAAATTACAGTCATTTTTTTGTTATTTATGAATGAAGGAAATTTTTCCCTAACATATGTTAGGGAAAATGATTTCAAAATATTGAAGTTATATAGATACAATATATTGAATTTATGGGGGTACGCTGGGGCAACCGCAATTTAAAATAATGTATTTCGATGTTATTTTTATAGATTTTTTCAAAAAATGAAGGAAAAATAAAAAAGAAGTAATTGACTTTAAGAGTAATATTTTCAGGGTTTATAAGGCATTATGAACAAAAAAAGAAACGGGCTGAAGATACCCGTTTCTTAAAAGGAGTTTATGAAGAAAACACTAACCATATACCCAAAGTATTGATTTTACTGATATTGTTTTTATGTTTGATACATTCTTGATACATTGTATTGTAAGAGATAATAATACATCAGGAGCAGAAAAAAATTAAAATAGATATAATTATAGTTAATATTATCCTTAAGGATATTAATTATATATCAGAACTTAAAAGGTACTTTGAAACCTTTTTTGAAGCCTGAGGGTCTGGCGAAGCCCAGATGATAAAAAAATTTTATAAAATTTCATGATTTTGTCGTGTCGCTTTTTTAGATTGAATATTATTGGAAACAATACAAGCCTTAACCTTCAATAGTAGATATTATCACTAATTAGGGATATTATCCACTACTAGAGTTTTAGCATGATATGAAATGAAAATACGCCATAGAATACTCTATAATCAATTTAAATGAATCAGATAATAAAATACACAAGGGAGAAAAAGAAATTAAAATTAGATAGGATTATATAGGTATATCAGGCATATTATCCTATGATTGATATACACAACCTGAAGCTATTAATATACAATTTTTAAAAAGGTACTTTGGGAGAATTTTTAAAGCTCGAGGGTCTGGCGAGTCCCGGAAAACATCCGGATATGAATTTTTTTAAATTTCATGTCCGTTCCGTTTTTTCAGATTAAACATTATCAGAAGCAGTGATTATAATGATTGATTTAATTTTATCAGAAATAAAAAACGGACTAGTAATATTATTACGAGTAAATAAATTAAAAAAACGCTTTTAAATACCCCTGGAATCAATTTAAAATAATTAGACATATAAAAATACCAAAAATAGAAACAAATCAAAATTTGGGGCAATTATGAGCTTCAGAATTAAAATGAAATGGATAATTTAATATAGTAGCCTAGTCATCGGCTAATGGTAAAAAAAAATAGGCCCTATAAAAGCCTATTGATACCCCTAAGGGTAGAGGTCTGAATGATTAAAATAAATTGTAACTGATTAAAATAAAAATCAGTACAACTATTACTTTAAGCATAGCAGCACCTCCTTATGCAATTGATACGAGTTTTGGGAAACTCGCTTGAAAAATTATAACAAAAAAGACTGAAATAATCCAGCCTTTTTTATCCCAAATTTTATTTATCAATTACATAAGTTACCCTTTGAGGGTCTACCTTAAGGTAATTTCATTATATCAGATTATTGTACTTTATGCAAATCTATTTTTATCTGGGCACATTTTTGTGCTGGGGTTATTATTATACTTTGGTTTCACAAAAATGTGAGAGCAATAAGTTAATGACCTCATTACTAATGATACCAGCGGAAAGTTCCGTCGGTTGTTTTTGTATTGGTTACTCAAAGAAAAGTAACCAATAAGCTAAAGTAATGACTTCTAAAACTGAGTGGAAAAATCTCATTGAGCTCATTTTTCAGCTGATACATCGGTATATAAATGTTTCAATTATTCAAGAAGCTGAAATAAGGTATGAAAATAGTAAGGAATAAAAAAAGAATGACATCTAGTCATCCATTAAAGATTTTATAAATATATAAATTGTAATAAATAATAACACTAATAAAAAGAACCCGAAAAATCCTAATGCACTAACCATTATAATTGCTGAAATAATAAAGAAGAGCATGCTAAATGGAGCTCCTAAAAAAAGGACTATAGGAGTAATAATAGCAATAAGTATTTTTTCCCAAAGTTTAAATTTATATTCTTCGTTTCCTCTATATATTCTGTTTTTAATTTTTTTCATATTAATCACCTTCCAGACAATCTATATAAATAACATACTACAAAAATTTAAAGAAATCAATACATTTATTTTTCGTTGTCAGTAACTTTATTATTTTCCTTCCATTTTTCCCATACTATTTTTTCAGCTGTATTTAAAGGTTCAGAATACTCATCGCCATAATACCCTATTTTTTCCTTAATTTTTTCTATATATTCATCAGTATAATATTCATCTATATTATTTTCTACTTTCTGCTCAATAGTTTCTTCTTCAAATTCTTCACTGTCTGATAAGTTATGAATCGTAAAATTTATATAATTTTCTATATTATCAAATAGGGTTTCTATATCATCCAAATTTAGCTGAAGAACCTTTTTATCTTTTCTCAATATTAAAGCTGTTTCCCAATTATCTATTGGAACGCCATCACTGTCAAATCCACCTTTATAAAGTGGGATATCTTCAATGGTATACCCCAAAGAAAGCAACATTTTTATAAAAGCGTCATACCGGTATTCATTAAAATCTCCTGTAATTGAGTTTTTTTCATAAATCAATTTATCAATACCGATATTTAAAGCTATTGCAATATTATTTAATACATCTATTGGTATAGGATTTGTGTCTGTTTCATAACGTTGAATACTTTTTACATTCATTTCAATTTTACGAGCCAGTTGCTCCTGTGTCATCTTTTTTAATTTTCTCCATTTCTTAATTCTTTTCCCTACTGTTTCATTATCCATAATACCACCTAAAGACTTATTTTTATAATAATTTATAGCATAAAAAGACTAAAAAGTCTATTATTTACAAAAAAAGTATTGACAAAAAGACTTTTATAGGCTATATTGTGTATATAAAAAATAAAAAAAGACTAAAAAGTCTTTTTATTGAAGAAGGAGAGTGATAAAATGAACCTGGACAAGTTAAGAGGGAAATTAGTGGAGCATAGAATGACACAAAAAAATACCGCTGTACAATTGGGATTATCAGAGAGATCAGTTAACAGGAGAATGACAAACCGTAAACCATTTACCCAGTCGGAAATATCAAAACTTAAGAAACTTCTTAATCTGACAAATGATGAAGTGGCCGAAATATTTCTGGATTAAGTATGAGGATATATCCCAAAATTATTATAACAGGAGGTAAGTAATGGAGAAGTATATGCTGTATATGGGCCTTCTCATGACAGGAATTATGACTGATAACGGAAATATGAATAAGACAGTGGCATTATGTATATATGGAATACTTGCAGTAAGACTGGCCGTATGGTATTTCAGAAAAATTAATGAGAAGGAGTGATATTATTATGGGAAAAGAGCTTGAAAGAAAGGCAGAGGATCTGACTGAATATATTAGGAGCCTGAAGCTCACTGAAAATGAACATATGGAATTTATGAAGAAGGTAACTGATTACAAGGAATGCCTTAAAAGACATTATGAAGAAAAATATAAAAAATAGGGAGATGATACCAATGGAAAATAAAAGCACATGGGCAGAAATAGAAGAAATACAGGTAAAAGCCGAAACTGTTTCAGGACTGCTGGACGGACTGTATTATGCTGTAATAAGTGGAAACAGTTTCACTCATAGGGGTGTAGCAGTATGTCATATACTTGAAATGAGCACATCTATTGCTGAAGAACTGGCGGAACTTAAGGAAAAACTGATAAGGGAAGGAAGAAACGGAGGTAATGCAAATGTTAGTTAAACAGGTTAAAATGTTTCCTATAGGAGAATACAATAACTATACTGATGAAATAAACAGATTTCTAAAAAAACATGACAAGGAAAATATACTTGATATTAAATATAATACTATAAGTGGGGAATACGGAGATACTGAACATTATTGTATAGTAGTGTATGAAGTTGAAGAGTATGAAGCTGAAGTATAGGGAGGAAAAATGAAGTTTGAGGAATGCTACAGGGGTTTTATATTTGCACAGATAGAAATGGAAAAGAATCAGGAAGGTATACCGAAGAAAAATATCATACAGATAGAACCATATGCAAGGAAAAAGACTTTAAGGCCCTACAGTGACAAAAATAATATTACCGCTCCATATAATTCTTTTACAGGAGTACTCGCTCCGGATATAGTCCTTATTGATGTGGATAATGCGGAGCAGGGGGAAAAACTTTGGGAAATACTGGAAAATATGGGAATAGACTGCCCAGTGATTGAAACTACAAAAGGTTATCATTTTCTTTTCAGGAATAACGGAATGTATAAGAAATCAGATACTAAATTTTATACCCCAATAGGTATTGAAACAGATATAAAACTGGGAGATAAGAATGGACTTGAATTTCTGACAGTAGCAGGAAAAGAACGTAAAATAGTAAATGATACGGAAAATATCCCTGATCTGCCCAAATTCTTATATAAGCCTGAAAAAAATAAGGCAGGTAAGAATGTCAAATATAGCAAAATAGAGGATATCATGAAAAGTGAAGGCTTTTCAGAGCGGAACAGTTTTATTTCCTCACATAAATACCACCTGGTAAAAGACGGAATACATACTGCAGAAGAAATATATGAGATCTGCTCTATAATAAATAACTGTATATTCTATGAGCCTTTACCTGATGAGGAATTTAAAACTACAATGAGGGAAGAGAGAATAAAGCACGACCCCCTGTATACAAATAAAATAGCGCTTGATGAAGTAACTGCCGGAATGTTTTTCAATGAAAAGGGGAAATTTTTTCATCATCTGTTTGGGGAATATCTGGCAAGAGTGTATTATCCCATAAAAATAGATGAAATACTGTATATTTATGACAGTACGGAAGGGATATATACCAAAGATACTGCTATATTGAAAAAGGCAATGCTTAATATTATACCTGATTTAAAGATAAATAATAAAAGGGAAGCACTGGATGTATTTAATACATTGGCAGAAAAAAAAGAAATAGATTACAGGTACAGGGCTGTAGGTAATGGAATACTGGACACCAAAGAATTTAAATTATTGGAATTTACCCCAAATATAGTATGTACTTCAAAAATACCAACCTGTTATAATTCAGAGTCCCCGGCTGGAAAGACAGATAAAATAATAAGCTCGTTTGTATGTGGGAACCAGTATATGAAAAATCTTATATATGAAATGCTTGGTTATAGTCTATTTAAAGATAAAAATTTAATAGGGAAGTTTTTCATCATAGTAGGAAATAAAGAAAATGGAAAAAGTGTATTTTTAAGATATATCACGGGTACATTCGGTAATGAAAATATAATGTCATTGGATCTTAAAGATTTGGGGAGCAGATTTGCAATCACATTAATGAAGAATAAAATATTTAATCTAGGTGATGATATAAGCAGTAACTATATAGATGAAACTGATATATTAAAAAAAGTTGTCACAGGCGAGGCTATGGTAGTGGAAGAAAAAGGAAAACAGGGGAAAAGTGAATCATACAATATAACCCTTATATTTACTGCAAATAAAATACCGAGAGTGAAAGACCCGACAGGAGCAGTATTGAGAAGGGCAATGATACTGATGTTTACTAATAATTTTTCTGTGGGAAGTCCTGAAAGGGATGAAAGAATACTTGAAAAAATAAGAGGAACAGAAGAAAAGGAAGGACTTTTAAGATTAGCTATAGAGGGCCTTAAAAGATTATCAGAAAGGGGATATTTTGAAGAAAATGAAGAAATAAGGAAAAATCTAATGGAATTTGATTTGGATAACAACCCGATAAAAGCCTTCGACCTTGACATGAAACTATCCCAAAGTGATAATTGGTACATAGGTAAGACTACGAAAGAAGTTTACAGGCAATATGATTTATGGTGTATGGATAATGATGTAAAGCCATTAAGTAAAAGAAACTTTACCACAGATTTTAAAACATTAAACAATGTGGAAATAAAACAAAAAAGAATAGAAGGCGAAAGAAGTTATGTTTTTGATTCATTAGAAAATGTCTTGTTAAACTAATAAAACAAGACAATAACAAGACATATTTAAAGCATTGATTTTACTGATTTATATATCTATTGTCTTGTTGTCTTATATATTTTTATTCTTAAGAAATATTTTATATAAAATAATATAGTAATACTAATAATATAAAAATATAAAATATAAAAAATATATATAAGAATTTAAAAATTATAACAAGACATAAGACAAATATACTCAAAGTCTTTAAATTCAATACTTTGGATATGTCATATTAGTGTCATGTTTGAAATTTATAAAATGACAAAGTTACATGACAATATTTTATTGAAGGTATGGATTCATTGAAAATATTGACTTTGTAGCTATTACTCAAAAAAGAGCAACAGCTCAAGGTAACGAAACTACTTACAATAAAAACATTCCCCATGATCTTATTTAATCATAGGGAATGTTAAAAATAAATTTGAGAAATAGGGTTAATTAAAATAACTGCATATCTGTCTATAAATATATTATATCAGATAAAAGGAAAATATGAAAATGGAGAATAGACATGATAGAAATAATTTTATTAACTTCAAATGTAAAAAATGCGGAAAGTTATTATTTTCATTCAAGCTAAAAGGAAAACTATATTTAGAATACAAATGCTTAAAATGTAAGGAAATAAATCATATTGATATCAAATGATATGTAAAAAGGGCAGTTCCCATAAAAGCTCTGCCCTTAAATGTGATATAATCACACAACCCAAACTGATTATATCACATCAGCTGAATTAAAGGAAGTGGTATAATATGGGAAAAAGAAGAAGGGTAAGATTTCCCAATGGTTATGGAAGCATATCTAAACAGTCGGGGAAAAGAAGAAAGCCGTGGCTTGTGAGAATTACTACTGGCTGGGAGCTTAACCATGAAACCGGGAAGGTAAAACAGATAATGAAATGTATCGGATATTTTGCCACTGAATCAGAAGCTATGAAGTCACTGGCTGAATATAATGCCAATCCCTATGATATAAACAGTGGAAACATCACATTTCATGAAATGTTTGAAAAATTTATCGAAATGAAAAAAACATCAGTAGATGAAAAAACATATAAAGGCTACATATACTCATTTAAAAGGTGCCAGCCACTCCATTTCATGAAATTTGCTGATATAAAAACATATGAGCTTCAGACATTTTTCCAGGGCCTCAGTGATGTATCTTCAGGAACAGTGAACAATACAAAATCACTTATAAAACAACTTTTCAAATATGCAATGGAACTGGATATAATAAGCAAGGACTATTCAGAATTTATAAAGACAGGGAAATATAAGAAGGTAATTAAACGGAGCATATTCACTGCCGAAGAAATTGCTATACTTTGGGCAAACATTAAAGAAATGGAATATGTAAATACAATACTTATACTGATATACACAGGAATGAGAGTGGGAGAACTGCTTAGCCTGAAAAAAAATAATGTAGATCTTATTAACTGCACACTGACAGGAGGAAGTAAGACAGAAGCAGGAAAGAACAGAATTATACCGATACATCCGAAAATATTGCCCCTCATAACTGAACTCATGAAAAATCCTACTGACTATCTTATTACCAATGCATATGGAACAGGTAAAATATCATATAATAACTATCTGGAAAAGAAGTTTTATAGAATAATGGAAAAACTGGGAATGGATCATAAACCACATGACACTAGATATACATTTGCTACAATGATGAGTGATGTAAGTGATGACCCTACAGCAATAAAAACAATAATAGGTCATAAATTCTTTGATACAACTGAAAAAATATATATTCAAAAGGATATCGAAAGATTGAGAAATGAAATAGATAAACTTAATTAG